AAGATAGGCTGGATGCGGCTGCCCTCGGTCAAGCGCTCTTTGATGTCGACGCCACAATCTCGCCGGATCTGCTCGAGGGTCAGCCTGTTTTCTGGAATCACCAGACACAGCGCTACGAGAAAGCGCTGGCCGCAGTAGAGAACGACGACGTCACGCAGACGCTTGTTGTGCAGCCGTCCTCTGATTGCCTCGGTCTTTTATACAAGAAAAAGTCGGCCACGCTCGGCGACGTTGTCTTGCGCGGTATTGTAAAGCTGCCCGCCATTACAAATGCTGTTGGGCCAAACGCTGCTGCAGGCCGGTACTACTTGTCGTCTGAAACGCCTGGCAAACTAACAAAGCAACGACCGCCAGCTACAGTGTCGGTGTGCTATCTGCAGGGCCCCAAGGATAACTGCGCCGCGGATCCGTGGATTGTCGTAATGCCGCAGGTACGCGACTTCCTCGAAGACCATATTCATTATCGTTTCGAGCTCGTGCCGCGAGCGGCTGGCACGCTGACACAAGCAAATGGGCGCGTCACGATATCGAGCGCGGACGACACGCTGCAAGGCTGGCTGCCGGCAAATCACGAGAGCTTTAATGGCAAAGCTCCGGCGGGCGCAGTGTTCGGTTACAACTTAAAAGCGCACTTAGCTGTTTCGCGCGTGTGGCCGCCGATCCCTGTTTCGGCTGTAGCCATGCTATGGGACAAAGGCGCTAATCTTGTCGGCGCCACAGAAATTCCGCTCGGGCGCGACGGCTTGGCTGTTTGCGACGCCAACGGCATTTGGTGGATGAGTAACTGCGTCGGCGATGTTCCGTGGGTTGGCGGCGTCAGCAGCTCATCTAGTTCTTCTTCGTCGTCTTCGTCGTCTTCGAGCGGCAGCAGCCAGCCAGAATGCCCGCGCGAAGAACGCATGCGCGTAATCGTCGTATTTCTGCGTATGGTATTCGGTAACGATAGAAACGTCGTTACAAGTTTAGAAGCTGGCCCCGGTAGCCCGATTCGCGTTACAAACTGCGACGGTCTTCCGGCCAAAACCGGCGACCTCGAACTCAATCTGGATTTGAATTTAGCTATTCGCCCGCCTGTGCTAGATGGCGGTTTAGTGCTCAAACAAGTTGAAGACGGATTTTATTTACGGCAGGGCTGGGTTACTGAAGGTATCGTCAGCGGTTCGGCGCCGATTGTTATTAGCAGCTTTAAGTCACCGACGTCCACATATTCGCGCACACTGACGACAGCTGAAAAAACAGGATTAGGCTTGCCGACGAATCAACCCGCTGTGGCGCATCAGGGTCTTGTCAAAATCACGTTTAACGACGCGCTGGTTGAACGCGAGATATCTCCGCAGATTATTCGTTTAAGCGACGTGGTCGAGCGCCTGTATCGCGATGTGCCGTATCTTGGGTTTCCGCAGGGCCAGGATTCGCTGGTCCGCGTGCGGCTAAATGTGCCGAATGCTGGCCTAGGCTCGGGTTTGACAATGCAAATTTGCGTGCAATTGTTTGGCCGCGGCGTTGGCACATTACCGGCGCTCGAGGTTACCTATCGGCGCATTCCGAGACCAATGGCGCCGCCGGGTGGATCGCTTACGCCGGCAACAGTCGCACTGCCCACTACAGACGTTTCACCGGCACTGACGTTCGCGTCAAATATCGCTGTTACGGCAGATAGCATTGTAGAAGTAAAAAGCGCTGCGTTTGCAATCGAAGAAGGCGACACTGTGCTTGTAACATTGCGCAGGAAACTCGCCGGCGATTCGTATGCGGCGGAACTCGGCATGCTACGGATGGCTGGCATCGTCACCTCCTCGTAAAAGGACGCGTTGCCATGAAAGAATCGGGCATTTACAAAATTACATGCAAAATTAACGGCAAATTGTATATTGGCAGCGCGGTTAATTTGTATAAGCGGTGGCGTTCCCGGCATTTGCCGTCGTTACGCAAAAACACGCACCACAACCGATACCTGCAGGCGGCATGGAATAAATACGGCGAAAATGCGTTTGAATGTAAAACAATTGAAAACTGCGCTAAGCCAGATCTTATTGCGCGCGAACAATACTGGATTGATGCGCTAAATGCCGCGGACGCGCAATACGGCTACAACGTCGCGCCAGTAGCCGGATCCACGCTTGGTGTGCCGCAATCAGCGCGCTGTAAGGCGGCTATTCTGCGCGCCAAATCTAAAACGTTTATTGTGCGTAAACCCGGCGGACAAGAAAAAACAATCACAAATTTAAACAGATTTTGTTCGGAACACGGGCTAACCAACTCGGCTATGCACCGGGTAGCGCACGGCAAAGCGCGCCACCATCGGCGCTGGGAGTGCCGGCCAGCCACTATGACGAGAGCGGCGTGGTTAGCGCGTGCGGCAAAACTACCTGCCGCCCGGCCGCAAAAAATCAAAAATGAACAAGTCTGGTGCTCAAAATGTCTGCGCTACAAACATCGGAAAGAATTCCACAACGACAGACAACAGTCGTATGGTTACGCGCCCTACTGTCGCGATTGTAGTCGCGTCAAACTTGCGAATTATTATCGCAAGCGGAGGGCCGTACAATGAGTTTGGGGCTATGGAATTTACAGTGGCTTAACCACAATTCGCAGCGCTCGTATCCGCTCACTGAACGCGCAACAAAGACAGATACAACAGGCACGATCCGTATACCGGATAGCTTTATTGTCGCGTTGTATTTTCCGGTGCATTCTGGTTTAGCTGTTCAAATAGACCAGTTTTACATTCAGACCGTATTGCTATCGCCTACCGGATATACCGTTGCAGTCGGATACAACGACACGGAAACAAATACTCAAGTCCTCGTCGCGACCGCCAGCATACCGATCGCGATTCATGTGCCAAACACGGCATATGCGCTTGGTGGCGTCAACGACTTCTCTGACTCTATTGGCCAAATCGTTATTGGCCGTTTAGACGAAATCAATCTTCTGCCGCAGGGGTTGTATACGTTTAATTTCGCCGGCGGTGAAATTGAGCCGGACGCTATACGGCCAATGATCCGCGGCATATCGGCAGTACGTGTTGTAAACGGCACGGAAATAAGCGCCAACATATACGGCGATATCGAGCTCGTCGCCGGCACGAATACGCGCATTGATTTTGTGACTACCGGCGGCACGCCACAAATAGTGTTCAACGCGCTTTCAAATGTTGATTTAAATGCCGCGTGCGATTGCGATATTCCCGAAACCGGCGAATGCATACGCTGCATTAATGGCGTGTGCTCCGATGACGGCAATTTCAATTTCGGCGGAAATGAATGCATATCAGTATCGGCAACAAACACGGGAATAAAACTTGAGGACGTGTGCGCTCTTCCCTGCTGCGGCTGCGCAGAATTAGACGCGCTGCGAATGCAACTAGACAGATTTAGCGATGGCGTTGCTACGCTACAAAATTTTGTATCGCGACTAAGCTCTGAAGTAACGCAAATGAATCTTGTCGTGCTTGGAAGCCGCCTGGGCGACGCCGGCTGTAACACATGTGGCTAACAAATGGCATGCAACGATTTTCAATATTCGCCGTTTGGACGCCGCGGACTCGGTCTAAACCAGCCGCAAAGCGGACTTGATTATCCGCTTGTACAACCGTCCGCCGATATTAAATATCTGCTGGCGGACTTTTATTTGGCGTACGACGGCGCAGACAATATTCGGCATCCATTACGCATAGCTGGGTTATACGGCTTCGGGTGTGATGCCGCGGCTAAGCCATTCTGGTCGGCAGTATACGCGCACGCGGCCGACATACTAATTGTTGACGCAATTGGTCGCACAGTATTTGACTCAGCAAACTTGTTGGCTGCCTTTCCTGTCACATCGTTTGACACGTGGTGCTGGGGCCTGAAAAAAACAAACGCGTGTCCAAATACGCACGACTACCGCGTGTATGAGTGGATTAGCGATAAAGTTGTTTGTCGGGTGGTCGCGTATCAAACATGGCCGACGTCTGCAAATGATTTAGACGAAGACGCACAACGAAATTATTCGAATAACTTCGAGCCTTTGAAAGCTGTTATTGACGAGCGCGCTGTCTACAGAATGCCGAAACGCGTTCTGTCGTTTAGATCCAAAAACGGTACGACGGTTATAAAACAAAGCGCCGTTAATTTTGTAGCCGGCTATAACACAGAACTTGCTGCCTCGGACGCGCAGACGCGTGGCGTGCGCGCTTTTAAACAAGTCACGTTTAACGCAGTGCCTGGCGCTGGTTTGGGCAAATATTCAAATTGCGAAGAGAAGCCGCAAGTTTATTACAAAATCAACGGCGCGACTGGGCCAGATATCGCGATAACGCCGCTTGCCTGCTTGTGGACAAAAATACCTACAACATTTTCTATTGTTGCAGGAAACGACGTTGTTAATCCTCAACTAATCGCAGACTCGGTTGGGCATCAAATCGGCAGCAACTGTCCGGCGTGCTGCACCTGCCAAGATTACGTCGACACCGCGCTGTACATGAACACCATTCGCGATCGGTACAAGCAGGTCGGTATGTCCGCGCATAGCGCACTGCTGGGCTATGAAGAAAACATTGACCGGTGGACGGCGCAAAGAGATTGTCGTTTGCGTGACCCGATTAAAGTTTGCATGACGGCGCAGCGGTGTCCGTTCATAGACGTTATAGTGCAGTACTGCAATAACTGCGACGATTGCGCAAAAAATGTGTCGTTAAATATTAACTTTACAACAGACAACGGAAATTCTGCCGATACCGTGTGCGGTTACACAAGCGCGTCGACCACGGGCTTTTTCGCGCTGGACGGCGGATATCCAAACTTTACAGCCAGCCTGGGTGACGTGGACGCGGGAAATTCAGCCTCAATTAAGTTCCGGCTTGAATTTACTAGCGCTGGCCCCACAACTGTAACGGCAACAGCGTCGGGAACAACCGAGAATGGCGACGTAAGAAAAGGCTGCACAGAAATAGCAGAAAAGGCTGCCGCAATAGTTACAAAAGCGTTATATTGCGACGATACCGGAAACACAGTTGCATTGTGTAATTAATTATGCCTGTACGTAATCAAAATTGGTACGACCTGCAAGCTGGCCGCCGTTATCCGCTTGACGATAACAGCACAGGTCTCGATAACGACGGCAATTTCATAAACGACAGCATTATTGTTGATTGTCATATTCGCTTTCCAGCGTCATACGGGGGCTTGGCTTACGTGCAGGCTATCACAGTTACAAATAATATTGTGACTGTGCTTATCGGCGCCGGTGCCCTAAAAGACAGCACCGACAACATGTCAATTGCGGCAGTCAGTCTCGTAAAGCCGACGCAGCTAAATAAAAACTATCCAATAACCCCGCTGGCTGACGGCGTAGCTGGGTGGATTGTTTTTGGAGACGGCATCAAAACTAATTTTACTGGGCGCTACGCTACTCCCGCACAAACGCTTATTAATCCGCGAAACGCGCGGAGCTATGTGCCGCTGCCGGTTACAAGTTTGAGAAAAATTGGCGTCGGTACGGGGCTAACGGGACTCGTGACGATAGACGCCGAAGCGCCGGTAGTTGTAGAGAAGAAGACAATAACAATAAACAGCAAAACTGCTACGGCGCTGGTTTTTCGCACAGACACTGAAACGAACAATTTCCGCTTCAACCCGCTGCAGTATTTTCTCGGGCCGTGCAGCCAGCGGCCAGAAAGTGGCACGTGCCCGAAAACACCGATTGAAACGATTAACGGCGTAGGCCCAGACTGCAACGGCGATCTAAAACTTGTCGCGTCTGGTTTGAGTCTATATCCGTTTAACCCTAAAGGCGGCATAGGCATAGATCTGCCGATCGGGCTGTCGGAGGTTTGCGACACGCCGACGATTCCGCGGCAGCCAGTAGACGACTGCGAAAGCAGCAGTAGTAGCACGTCTGGCAGTAGTTCTTCTGCGTCAAGCCAATCGTCTAGCTCTGGTTCAGGCGGCGGCGCGTCAAGCTCTAGCGGGTCGCCAATTCCAAATATTATTTCGGCTGGCGTAATACTGCGCGCGATATCAGAGAACTTCGAGGGCACTGCGGTGTGGGAGCGCACCATCGTCGCTACCGCTGCTGCAACTATTAACTACCAATGGCAGTATTCCGACGATCAAATCGGCTGGCAAAATGTGATTAATGGCACAGCGTACAAAGCCGGATACAGCGGCTCAGAAACAACTGCGGGCGCAACAACAAGCGTACTGACAATCACAAGTACCCGCGGCGGCATAGGCAACGCTGACAGAAAATATCGGGTGATCTTGTCGTCATTTGGCGCAAGTAATTTAATCGTATACGCGGAGCCGATTACGCCCAGCGGTAGCTCTAGTAGCAGCAGTGCCAGTAGCTCATCGGCAATACCGCTGAGCTTTATCGCGCAGCCCAGCGAAACAACAATTATCGCTGGCGGTACGATAACGTTTAATTACACAGTGTTGTCGCCGACGCAATTGCTCAGCGATCGTCTGTGGCAATATTCGGATAACGACGGCGCTACGTGGCTGTCCGCCGGCAAGGGTTCAATCACTTCTACTGACGGTAACCCAACTGACGGCACGACAATACTCGGCGCACTGGCGCTCACAAATGTGCCAGCGATCGCGAACAATAGACTCTACCGCGTTACCGTACAGGCGCAAAACGGCGCGAGCATTACGAGCACGCCGGCGCGGTTAACTGTAATACCAATTGCCAGCTCGAGCAGTTCTAGCAGTAGCGCAAGTGCACTTCCACAGCCAAGTTTTAGTAACTGGACTGTGTTACACACTTTTCCTGCTACGCCAAAAGTTGTCATAGGATTTAACAGTTTGACGTACGGGAATAATCGGTGGATCGGCGTAGGTAACTATCCGGGCGCGGAACCAGACGGTATTTACACCATGGCATTGTCAAATAATGGTGGAACATCGTGGGCGGGAATAAATACTAATGCAACAACAGTAATTCCAGCCTCCGTGGCCTTTGGCAGCGGTAAATTTGTCGCTGTCGGCATACCGACATCAGCACAAAAGCCAAACGCGCCGCGCGACATCATAACGTCACCAGATGGCTCGACATGGACTGCGCGGTTTTCCGGCTTGTCACCGACTGGGCTACGTGGCGTAACGTATTTAAATAACAATTTTATAGCCGTTGGCGACCGCGGAAAAATTATAGTGTCGCCAGACGGTGTTAACTGGACAAATCAATCTGTTGATTCAGCATACAACATATTTAAAGTTGTATACGGTAACGGAAAATACTTCGCGATTGGCGATCGCCCCGGCGGCGATGGGTATCGCGTAGCGATTGGTTTGATCTCAGAAAATGGCTCGAGCTGGCGCGTCATAAGCATGCCGGGTTCGCACAGAAGTTATGCCAGCGCTTTCGGTGCCGGCAAATTTGTGCTGTTTGGTGTCAGCGCGTTTATGGGGCCGGGTATACAAGAACTGCACACATCTACAGACGCAGTAAATTGGACAAAACAACAATTACCAGAAAGATTGCGCATCGCGTATTACAGTGGCGGTATTTCGGCGTTAATTTTTGCTGCAAACACATTTTATGGCTTAGTTAACGACGAACAATATACTGGGAAACCTGGGCCAAATGTACGCGGAGTTGCGTCGCTGGATGGTATTAATTGGACAGAAGTTAACGCGCCGCCGCAGCCGTGGGGAGCAATTGCATACGGTGACAATAAATTGTTAGCCGCCAGTGGCCCCGCGCTTGTAAATCAACTACCGCCGGCTATTGCTGTAAATTATTTAACGTAATAAGGATGTACCATGGTCGGCGCGCGCATCATTTTTCCAGAGTTTCGCGACGAGCAATCTGACTCGCGCTATCCGTTCGCGGATACGGCAACCCTGATTTCCGACACAGGTTTTGAATTGCCGCGCGATGGCTTTATTGACGCCGTAGTTTACGCAATTGGCGGCGGCGTTAGCGCACACATCGCAACAATAGACGTCACTGAAACATCGTTAACTATAACAATTGGAACGGCGTCGTCGGCTGCACTCTGCTCAACGACGTATGAAATATTGTCGCCGCCAGAAAGCGGCAAATTAGTACTTACAGATTCGTATGGGCGACCCGCAGGCCTTTTGCTTTTAACAGTGCCGGCCATGCGCAGCATCGGTGGTTGGCCAGTCGGACCGCACGCCTTTGAGAGCGCGGCCACAGAGCTGGTCGCCGGCGTTGCAATTCCCGCGCAGGAGCCCGGTGTCCGCGGCATTTTAACGCCAACTGGCGAATTGCTCACCGGCGACGTCTGGCTAATTGGCGACCGAGGAATAACGCTGCGGCAAACAGAACCCAATACCATCCGCGTTGATATTGTTGGCGCGCCGTTATTTAAACGGTTCGAGTGCCTCGACGAAGACGGGCAAAATATCGGCGTATTTCAACCGAAAAATTTCATCAAAACAATAAACGGCGTGGCGCCTGATAAATTCGGCAATTTTAACTTCACGATAGTAACAAAACCGGTAAATGGCTCTATAATGACAGATTCTATTCTGAGAATTTATCCGGAAAATGACGTGTTAAAAATAGAAGCTGTTGGATCTAAGGTGCTGTAATGCCACGTGACGGCTTTTATAACGACAATGAATACCGAGAATACCCGTTTTTATTCAAACCAACGTATTCAGCCGACGACCTGCCGAATGCCGCAATTGTGGATTGCGGTTTTATTGTGGGACTAGACAGCGCATTTAACACTGAAATACACAGCATTTATCTGCAATCAATTGAACGGCAGGGCACAGATTTTCTTTTTACGTTTTTCACTAACACGCCCAACTCTATTTCTTTTCCGTTAACGTTCACGGTAGATCAAGACGCTCCCGAGTGGACAGAAGTATTTGCGTCTAGCGCCGTAAATAACACAGCGGGGTTCTGCGCGACAGAACCAGTTTGGGAGGGGTTTATTGTCATCGGCACGCTAACCGAATTAAAACAAGCGATAGCGGTAGGCGATAGTGTTTTTTTCGGCGACCAGCGCGAGGTCGAGCCGGCGCGAATTCAAAGCCTCGTTAAAAGCTATTTACGCTCAGTCAGCGTAGGCAATTACGCGCGCGTCGTCGCGTTGCCGGTGAACTGCGCAGAACCTACAACTGCTGTCACGTTGAATACGCGGCAAATTGTGGTGAACGCGCAGTGTCTCGCGGGCAACATCTTTTTTAAACCTGGCTTCAACTGTCAGATTTCTCAAAACGATGCCGCAAATGTTTTAACGATTGCGGCATCGCTCGGCGCAAATACATCCGGCCCAGACGCCGCAGAGTTTTGCGCAAACGGCAGCGAAATTAAATTAACGCCGACAGAGCAGGCAGCAACAGGCAGCAAATTTTTAAGCGGCGGGCCTGCTTGTGATGAAGTAATTTCGACGATAAACGGCCTATCTTCGGCAAACATAAACATTGTCGGCGGCTCTGGTATTCAAATTGTTACGACTGCGACACCGAATACGCTTTCAATACAATTAGATGCGCAGCTTCTTTCTTCGCAATGCTGATAGCCGGGTGACTGCATGGCCGAAAAAATCTTTAATAACCCGGCGTGCATACCCAATCCCCCCGACTTAGTGGATTTCCATTTCGTCGAAGACTGCCGAATTCCGCCTCCTCCGCCGCCTATTTTTGATTGTCCGCCGCCGGTATGTCCGCCATTTGAGCCGCCGCCGTTCTGCCCAGATATTAAATCCGGCAGCTCAAGTATCGTCGTGCGGCCTCGCGGCGCAAATTGCTCAAATACGCCATCAACACCAGGCGGCGGCATCACTGTAAGAAAAACAGAAAACTGCGAATTCGAGCTTGATCTCACGCTCGACATTCCGATTCCTATTCCGCCGTGCCCGCAAATTCGTTCTGGCGGCGTAACTGTCACAGCTGGCTATGAAGGCTGCGTTACGACTAGCGGCGGATTAACTGTCACATCAACACCGGTCGATTGCGACGATCCCAACAGCGCGTGCGAGTTTGATATCGCGCTGGCTATCGCTGTGGCTATTCCAAAGCCGCCGTGTCCCGATATTACAGCTGGGACTGTTTCGGTTACAACCAAATATGAAGATTGCGCGACACCGGTAGATAACAAAATAACGGTCACCAAGGTTGTCACGCCGAGCCAGTGCGGCGCAGACAATTGTGAATTTGAATTAGACCTAAACGTTGATGTGCGCGTCCCTCGCCCGCCGTGCCCCGTTATTACAGCAGACGGAGACGCGCAATATGACAATACCATAAATACGCCGGCGCTTGTTGTAACTGTAACAGACAACACAACGCCAGGAAATTGCGATGAACCAGATGACTGTTCATTTGATATTTATGTAGCTCTTGCGCTGCCGCCACCTCCGCCGTGCCCGGTGGTTAAATGCTTCTCAATGGCGCCGAATAAATGCGGAAAGGCGCAGGCGCTTACGCTTGCCGGATCCGGCGACAATGCAGTAACGTCTGCAATAGATTTCAAACTCGACACGTTACCCGATAAAACACCCCAAGGCGCGTGCCAAATTGAATTTGGCATGGAGTTGGCGATAAAAGCCCAACCGTGTCCAGAGTTTACCGGCAAAGTATTAGTCGGTGGCGTAGAAAAAGGCACGCTAACATTTAATAAAAAACCGACATGGACCGGATTGAACTGGACGGATCCGTGTACGTTTAACGCCGATCTTGATTTAACAGACGCATATAACGATGCCAGCAAGTGCGCTGTTATTAAATGCTTCTCTATGGATCCGAACAAGTGCGGCAAAGTCCTAAACCTTGTCGGCTCGGGCGATAATCTCGTAACGTCAAATGTAGATTTCAAGCTCGATATGCTGCCGCAAAAAACGGCGCAAGGCGAATGTCAGATCGAGTACGGCTTGCAGCTTGAAATTAAAGCTCCGCCGTGTCCTACGTTTACTGGCAGCGTAAAAGTAAACGGGCAAACAAACGGCACGCTCACGATCGAGAAAAAAACTACATGGACGGGACTTTCGTGGAGCGACCCGTGCGAATTTGACGCTAAGTTAGAAATTACAACGCCAGAGGCAGATATTTCGTTTTCTGGTAGCAGCAGCACCGCGCTGACTAAGGGAGAATGCGGGTCAGATGCTGTAGTCAGCGTTGCAATAAATAAAGTGTCTGCTGGGCAATATCAGGTAGTAGTTACCGGATCTTACCCAGATTGCAGTGTTTGCTGCCCGATCGACTCGGATGTGTCGCTCGGCCCGCCGTCGTCGGCTATGCGCATGCCGCTGAGCGCCACTACTAAAACAGCCCTGCCGCGATACTCAGCAACACAATACACATTTGTCACCGGCGACATTTTGACGATTTATTTGTCGTTTGAGCAACCAGTGAAAATAGTAGATATTACAAAACCGTTGCGCTTGCTATTTTCATTTGACGAAGATCAAGTAGATACGCGCTGGGCTAATGTATATAACCCGACAACCGCCACAGTCTCTCAGCTAACGTTTAGATACACGATTCAATCTACAGACATTGGTTGCACAGTATGTTTAATTCAACTAGATGATATTGCGGCGCCGTTTTATACAAAACTAGCAAATAGCGCAAATAGAAAAGTTGTAAAGCCGTTTACGCCAAAATGTATTGATAGTGTGCTGGTTAACGGTGGTTGCTCCTCCAGCTCCAGCTCCAGCAGTTCTTCAAGTTCCAGCTCCAGCAGTTCTTCAAGCTCTTCAAGCTCCAGCTCCAGCTCTAGCAGTTCGTCCAGTTCTTCAAGCTCCAGCTCCAGCTCTAGCAGTTCTTCAAGCTCTAGTTCGTATAGTGAGTCGTCCAGCTCTTCAAGCTCTAGTTCGTATAGTGAGTCGTCCAGCTCTTCAAGCTCCAGCTCCAGCAGTTCTTCAAGCTCTTCAAGCTCCAGCTCCAGCTCTAGCAGTTCTTCAAGCTCCAGCAGTTCTTCAAGCTCTTCAAGCTCCAGCTCCAGCTCTAGCAGTTCGTCCAGTTCTTCAAGCTCAAGCTCCAGCTCCAGCTCCAGCTCCAGCTCCAGCTCCAGCTCTAGCAGTTCTTCAAGCTCCAGCAGTTCTTCAAGCTCCAGCTCTAGCTCTAGCAGTTCTTCAAGCTCCAGCTCTAGCTCTAGCAGTTCTTCAAGCTCCAGCAGTTCTTCAAGCTCCAGCAGTTCTTCAAGCTCTAGCAGTTCTTCAAGCTCCAGCAGTTCTTCAAGCTCCAGCAGTTCTTCAAGCTCCAGCTCTAGCTCTAGCTCTAGCTCTAGCAGTTCTTCAAGCTCCAGCAGTTCTTCAAGCCCTAGTGCGCGAAGTTCATCTAGCTCGGCGCAATCAAGTAGCTCTGCTACAAGCTCGTCTGCCACGAGCAGCTCGTCTGCCGACCCGTGCGCAGTACTTAACAACGGCGGAACAGCCGCTACAAATACCGCCGGGCGCGATGGCGGTACTGCTGCGCTGCCAGACACCTGCCCGCCAGAACCCGATGAAATACCGGTTGTGCTTATCTTCTACCTGTATTGTGATTCCCTTGGTGTGTGCACAATCGTGGAGAACGGCAATCCCGTTGAAAACTGCTCGGCGTGCCAGCCTGTACTGCCGAAATTTAACTGCGCTAACGACGCGTGCGTGCTCAACGAAAACGGCCAATTTGCAAATCTAGCGGTCTGCGCGGCAGCGTGCATGAAAGATTGCGTCGCTGCAAACATGGTATTTAACGCGTGCACATACGCCGTACCCGCGCTCAAGCACAAAGAAAGCCGCTATATCTTTGCGCCGAATGGTTTCACAGGCGGCACAACGGCTACATGTACAAACGGCGTTGTAACAATTGCCGGGTCGACGTGCGCGCAGAATTGCGCAGCAACAACAATAGATCAAGCGCCTGGTTGCAAATACACTGTTGGCGCGCAAATCTCTGGCGATCCGCCTATAAACGTTAATAATTTTGTCGCTGGGTACGTCGGTAGAATAACCGTTGCATGTAACAACGGACAACGTAACGTAACAAATATTATTGCGTGCGCCGAAGAGCCCTGCGCCGCCATAGATCACACTGTTGGTAACTGCACGTATACGATACCGCCGCTAAACAGCGGCGTAACAACGCAGCCAATTAACACTAGCACAGCCGGTTATGACGGCACAATAACGGCTACCTGCAATAAGGGCCAAATCACATACGGCCCGGCGACATGTGTCGAAAAGCCGTGCCCGGCAAATAGTACGTACACTGTTGGCAACTGCGTATACAACGTAAGGGCAATGTCCGCCGGCGAGCAAATTCAGGTAACAAGCACGTCGGCTGCCTATACCGGTAAAATTACAGTTAGATGCTATCAGGGAACTATTACACACACACCGCAACCGCAAGACGAGCCGTGCATTCGCAAGCCGTGCGTGCTGGAGAATACGAAAGCCGGGCAGTGCGACTTTAATCTCGCCGGCACGACAATTGCATACGGCACAAATACAACATATCAAAGAACTACAACTGTAAATGGCGTCAATTACGCTGGTTCTGTCCGCGTATACTGCGGCGACAATGGCGTGGCTACGTACGATAGCTACACGTGCGCTGTAGCGTCTTGCACATTAGAATCGCAAGTAAGAGGAAATTGCACATACGTATTTAATCCAAACGTATTAGCTATCGGTCAGTCAACTACAACTACACCTTTTGGTTTTCAATATACCGGAAGAATGTACGCGATGTGCCAAGTAGACGGTTCAGTGCAGTATCAAGAAACGGAAAGCTGCACGCCGAAGAGTTGCGCAATAACCGCGTACACACAGAATAATTGCACGTGGAATTTCCCAGTTACAACAATACCGCACAACAGCGGCACGCAGTCTCTCGCGCCAACCAACAGTGGATACGAAGGTACTGCAACGGCAACATGTTCGTTTGGCAATACAACATACTCTATTACCGGCTGTACGCCAAAAAGCTGCACAATTCCTGCCGGATATACAGCAACGCTAGGCGCATGCACATTCACATGGCCCGCAGGATTAATATCGCACGGCGTTACCACACCCGCTATTAGTAATACAAACTCTAGTACAGCGCAGGGCACGGCAACGCTTACGTGTAACGCCGGCACGCTCACGCCAACTTTAGGTACGTGCGTATTGTTGCCGTGTCAGCTGCCGGCGACGCATTCTGCTGGCGGTTGCACATATCCGCTCGGCGGCGGGCTCGCAGTTGATCAAACCAAACTCGCAAATACTTCAACAATTGGCGGTGTAGGTACGGTAAGTGCTCGGTGTAATTCTGGCGGGTCAATTACATACACTTATCCTGTGCGCTGCGGCACAGTTAATGTACCACGCTGTACCACAACGAGCATTGCAACAACGCGTACAAGCCTTGGCGGCTGTACATATAATTTCTCTAGCGCTGTTAGTTTGAAATCAAATGAAACACTGGCGCCTATTAATAATACAAATACAACAACGCATACCGGGCAAAGCGGTTTGCTGTGCTATAACGGCATTTTAACGCTTCAAAATGAGACATGTGCGCGTAAATGCGTGCTTGAACCGCAACAAAACGGCAACTGCTACTATCCGTTCAGCGGGTCAATATTATCAACTGCCGGTAATAATTCAGTTGAAGTACAGACAAATACGCCTAATTACGCAGGCAGAATGAAGGCCGAGTGCGCCAGCACCGGCACACCAACGTATTCTGTTGTCACACCTTGCACAGCGATTCCCGCGTGCACCTTAACGAATCAAACAACAGCTGGCGGCTGTTCGTATACGTTTGCCGGCATAACGCTTCCGTATAACGGCACGCCAGTTGTGCGCGAATTTACGCAAAGCTCAACTGTCACGCCGGGCGTTACAAACATTACGCGTATCGGAAAAATGACCGCCACGTGCACAGGCACGAACGGTACGCCGACGTACACAGAAGATTATTGTCGCGCACCAGTAAATTGCACGCTAACCACACAAATACGCGGCAACTGCAAATACGATTTCCCGAGCGCGCTGCTGCCGCAAACCACACTAACCGCCGGCAACGAGATTGGCGTACAGGGCGAAAATGCGACAGCCGGAACAAACTCGTACACTGGTTTCATGATTGCGCGCTGCCCGGGCGCAGATTTAAACGGTACGCCCACGTATGAACAGACAGAAGCATGTCGACAGATCGCAAATTGCAGTCAAAGCCCGCGAGAAGCCGCTATAGCTAGTCCATATAATCATGACTCTGCTGGCCGGATTAAAATGGGTTTTGACTGCATTTACAATTTCTCAACGTTCACGACAAAACCGATGAATCACGGCGCAGTGGTGACAGCGCCGTATAACAATAACGGCACAGCTATCGCAGCTTGCACGGATGGAGTAATAGATTTTGTTGAAATTGGAACATGCAAGACGCCATGCTCCGGCTACGCTTACGGGCTGGGTCCGTGCACAAACAATCAAAAACAAGTCACAACCTACACTAAAACGCCGGCGGGCTGCGTAGGCGAGCCGGAGGAGTTGCCGAATCTATCCCCGCGCGCTTGCACGTCTTGCACAGGTTACACATATGACGCAGCTACCATTTGCGTGGGCGGTTTCCAAAGACGTACTGTGTCTGGTTACTTACCGAACGGCTGCGAGTTTGTTGCTGGTGTGTCGCCGCCGTTTGGGCCGGATACGAACACCGGATTGCCCTGCCCGTGTACAAGCTATGTTTACACGTATCTCCCACTGTGCATTAACGGTCTTGCACAAGTGAACACTGCAGTCGGTATACCGTCTGGATGTGCGGGCGGCGTCACGCCGGCCACAACTGGTCCGTGCTCAGTGCCAAACCCCATACAAGACGGGGTGATACGCTGGAATTTCCCGGATAACGCATCTGTTATCCGCCAAGACGGCCGCGGGCCAGATGTGCCGGCGAACGCGCGCCTACAGGCGGGCCGCTGCTATGCCATAAGCAGTATGGGCACTATGCAGTTCAATCCAAATCCGATATCACATCCGCCGCGCTCGATACTGAATGTTGTAGAAATAAAAATACTTAATAAAGTCATATTTAGCGGCGGAGTTTGGGCAAATAGCTGGTATCCATATGGTAATCAGTTATTTGATATTGAGGATTGTGGGCCATCGTATGCGCGCGGCAAAAGCTTCCACACAATGCCGAGCAATGCGGTATTGACACTAAGAGTTGTCGATACAACTTATTCGGATAATATTGTAAATGCGCAACCAGTTTCTGTTTGGTTCACGGAAGTACAGTAACGGCTATGCGGGCGACGGTATATTCCCAGATAAGCAATCGGTGTGCTGCCGCTGGTTTAAAAATTTGCCTAGTATTTGATAGTGTTGCAATTCAAAATACTTAGGTACAATACTGACGTTTAATCGCATGCGCAGGAGGCTGTAACCATATGAGCTGCAATTTTGTAGACAGCAAATGTATTTTGCCGGGAAACAGTTTTGCTTGTAAAAAATGCACAAGCTGCGGAAAAACTATTAGTCTTCCCGCGAAATTAGCCGCGACTAACTGGCCGACGCTAATTGCCACCACAAAAAATCAGTGCGGGCAAAACGCAGCGCAGCCAAAACCAATCGCCACGCCGCAGGCCCCCGCGGCGCCAGTTACGCAACCAACCGCGGCTGTAATGCAGCCTACCGCCCCACAACCGACCCCGACAGAGCCGCCCGCGGCCGTAGGTCCGGATCCGTTTGCGCCGCCAAAACTGCCGTTTGATGGCGCCGGCACGTACCTCAAAAAGTACTTAGGCCGTATCGGAATTACCGCGACCCCGACCTGCTCATGCAACGCGAAAGCGCAGCATATGGATATTATGGGCGTAAAATGGTGCGAAGAGAATGTAGACTTAATTGTTAGCTGGCTTAAAGAGCAAGCGACCAACCGGAACCTGCCGTTCGTGGAACTACCCGCGCGTCTACTCGTAAAGCACGCAATCTCGTCGGCTAAAAAAGCAGAGAAGGCTTATCTCAAAACACTTAATCTCGAAGAAAATTTACCGCGTTAAATAACCAGAGCGTATTATGACTTGCAATAACCTGCCGCCCGATACAGATATCGTCGGCCTAGACGCAGCACTTGGCCAGGCGTTCGCCACACAGCCACTGCCCATGCTCGGGCTAAACAGCGAAAACGGCCGGCGCGTCAAATTGAACTGGTCGGTAAGCCGGTATAACTACCACAGCACTGACGGCATTCGTGTGCGCATCACAGCGACAAATGCCAATCTTATGCCCAATAAGATTTTCGCCTACCTTCTTTTGCCGCTAGATCCGGGCGCAAACGAACGAGTTGGCGCGTTTGATCATGTGTGCTCGCCCACTGATTTGGAAGAATACCCGACAGACGAGCCAATTCCAGATCACCGGCCAGAGTGGTTTCGGCTCGATTACGTAGATGTAGTATTGCGATCGCGTACGGAAGTGCACGCGTTCATCCGTGACGTAGCCGAAGATGTGTACCGGCTGCAAACTACGTTAGATGTTTTAGACAGAATCTCGCCGGCCGGAGAAATCTGGATTGGCGGCGAGCCTGCAGCCAGTAGCTCTAGCTCTTCTCGCTCTTCTAGCTCCAGCTCTAGCTCTAGCTCTTCTCGCTCTTCTAGCTCCAGCTCCAGCTCTAGCTCTTCTCGCTCTTCTAGCTCCAGTTCTAGCTCTAGCAATTAAGGACAGACAGATGCGCGACACGGTTGTCATAGAGGATAGCACAATTCTAGCAATGGCCTCGGACCCCAAATTCACTGAGGCTATTCCGTGCTTGGCCAACCAACGAGCCGCCCTCACGCCGGCTAATACTGGTTGCGGCTCGTGCGCGCGCAGACGCAACGAGGCGCAAAAAGCCGCGCTGTCTAATATTAAATCATGCCTCGCCAGTTTGAGCGCAGAACAGCAGACAACGTTAAAAACACTGCTGGATGCGACTAAAATCAAAGTCGTGTTTGCGTCGGTGACCGGGCAGATTTCTTACGTCACTTTTTAGCTATATTTTGTCAAAAATCGTGGCATATTTAGTAGTCCGCTATATCGCTATTAGTGGATGTCCTTAGCCACGGAGGATTGGATGAATTGTCTGTCTGCGCAGACGGTCGAAGCTCTTGACCGTCGTACAATTCGAAAAATGGACTGCCTGCTAGAGAAATACTTCGAACAGGCTCGGAACGCGCACCCACAGGACGAAAGGCGGCAGGATCTATTCCTGCGCGCTAAGATCATCGAGGATTGTCCACGAAACGAGAGCGCAGTGGTTGCCATGCAGGCAGACCACTATCTCCTATGCCTGCGTATAAACGCGCAGGCTTCCCACTAAGCATTGTATGTCCGGTCTGTATCGCGACACTGCACCATAATTATTTTTATGTGTGTACGTGTACGCGATATAGACCGGCCATAAGTCCTAGCTGTTAGCCTTTTCCTTAGCTATTGGAATATTCATGGCCAAAAAGCACACATTAAAAAACGCCAATACTCCAGCCGCGCCAAAAGCGGCCTACACGATGCCGGCGCCAAATGACGACATGCTGGCGTACGGCTGGCAGCTTACAAACATCCGAGCAGTAGATCCCAAAAGCGAAGACAAAAAAGATCCGGATCCCGGCTCATCTATTTTCCGAGCGCCGCAAGAAACAATGCAAACCATGCGGCGGATCGGGCACGACGCGCATTTCATCTGCCCAAAGTATCTGCAGATTCTTCTCGACACATCGCCAGAGGTGAAGACCGCCGCACTTAGTGCCGCAGAGCACCGTTACACGCAAGAATCGATTCGAGAACTGCAGACTGTGATTATGCGAGTATTCACGAAAACCGTGCTGCCGGACATCGAGAAAAACTTTGAAGCTGTAGCGCTGCCGATCGCGCAGTTCTACGCTGCGCGGGTAGCACACATCAAAAAGTTCGGCGCAGAGACTGGCGAATAATCACAGACCAGCGAGAACTACGAAATCGCGGCGATATTCGGACACGGCGCCGCGCTTGCCCATCAGCAGTTCGTCGTCGGTCTTGCCGTCGGCGTCTACCGGATACGGCCCGCTAACGTTTGATACGCCGGGACGATTTAAGCCAAGCTCGGCGGCTTTCTTCAAAACAAGGCTGGCCGCGGCTGCATCCAGAAGGGGCTCGATTGTTTTGCTGGTTACGGTAAAATCGCCGCGTGTAGCCGAGACACGCGTTAAATCATCAAGGATAGAAACCATGGAAGCCTCCGTTGAAGTAAGACCAATTACGGTCAATATGGTAACCGGGTTTGTAAAGCTCAGCAAGCTGCAGATACATAATATTTTTAAAGCAGCTGGCTACGCGGCACCGACCCCAGAGTTTGAAATTCCACCCGAACTTTTAATGCGAATGATATTGGCAGATTACCTAGAGCGGCTGGGATTTTTGCGCCCGGAACAGCGCGCCCTTGTTCTCGACGCCACAAGCGACGCGCAAAAACGCGGACTGACGGAATTTACGCAGCTCGGGTTTGTGGATGATAATTACTGCACATGGACCGGGCATACAGGCTTTTTAGTGCTTGATTCCGGCGAGAATGTCGATAGCCTGCCCGCGCCGCCGATGGAGACGATAGCGTATAATCTATTAGAGTTGTATCGGCGCGGAAGACATCAAATAGAGAAACGGAGCGGATTGCATGCCAACCAACAAAATCCTGACAGAGCTATGGAAGAGCCCGCAGACGTTCGGGATAGTGCTGCTGACGGTGTTTCTTGACCGGTTTGGCATGGAGGGCTTGCAATGGGATCCTGCGACCATCACGCTAGAGGTCGAAGAGGAGTTTGACGTCGATTTGCCGCAATCAGTCCTCGATAAGCTCATGGTGGCTATAAATATCTTCACGGCTGACGCGTTCTACAATAGCCTGCCAGACTTTATCGTCTTCTGTAATGTCCTCAGCGGCGACACCTACCGGCCAGACATGTTTGACCCCGCGGATAGCCTAGAGGTCGCCTGGGGGCTTACAGAGGGGCTATTAATCGCCCCACCGGAAGATGACGGCCAAGAAGACGGGCCGTTTAGCGATGAAATACGGGCCTATATCGGCGCCCTGCTTGACCAGGAAGGTATCATTAATGCGCCGGACGTCCTACAGATCGCGTTACGCCAAGCCAACGTCTCGGATGCAGCCAATCAATTCTCAGACGACCCGGAAATGTTTAATGCGATCTATGACGTAGAAGCCGGCAAAACAGCCGAAATTAATCAAGTAATCTTCGAAAAGGCAAAAATGCTTATTGCGCAGCTGCAGGCAATCAAGCTCGACAATGGCTCGACCGAGGGTGTAGCTAGAATGTTGGAATCTTCTCTTAGAAAGTAAAGGAGTTACTTATGCTGGTTTTATCGCGAAAGGTCAACGAGGCGATCGCAATTGGCGATAACATTCGCGTCATGGTAGTGGGCGTTAAAAACGGCGTTGTTCGGCTCGGCTTTGACGTGCCGGACGCCGTAGACGTTCTGCGCACAGAATTGCTGGCCAAAACAAAGTTTGACATGCGCGCGCAGCGCGCTCAGATTGGCCGGTCAAATAACGCAAAGTAGCAGTAACTATTTGTTGTCGGCCTGCGCCGCCAACTCATAGAGCCGATCGGCGGACATCATACCCTCGGCCGCGTTCGTGGCTACCGGCGCCGCGCTTTTTTCGGTCATCAGACGATCAAGCGTCGCTGCCATGCCGCGGTCGAGGGTGGGTACAATCGCCGCAAGTTTGTCGCGATCTGTATATACGCCGCCAGAAGATACGGCGTCAGCCAAATCGTCCCCAAGCCACGCCCGGATATCCTCAACGGCCAGCTTTTCAAGGTCGTCGAGGGCGTATACGTTGCCAGTAGTGGTTTCGACGTTTTGGCTCATGAAATCGCGGGCCACCTTTTCGGTGATCGCAAATAGGACGTCTTCAGGCCGCGCCAAGCCATGCTCGTCGTACAGGCGGAAAAGCTTGGTTTCGCGATCAAACTGGTCAATAATGGCCGCCAGCTTGAGCCGGCATTCTTCGTTTTGTGTTTCCGCCGGGCTGGATTCGATTAACTGCGCGAGTTTTTCCAGCTCAGAGCTTAGGGCGGCGTGAGACCGCTTTGTAAGCTGTGCACGGCCCCGGACAAGCTCGGCGGCGACCTTGGTGGCACAAAGTCCCCGGCCGGCTGTCGTCTCCAATACGCCCTCAGCGGGGCTCGTGTCAGCGGCGAACTCGAGCGCCTTGTCGAGGATCTTATTGGCAATTTTGCAGCGGTCAGGAAATACGAACTCGTCACGGTGCTTTTTAAAGTGCGCGCACGCAAATTTAACCTCGGTGGCGTTGCGCATGGGCCAGTGCCGCTCGACCGCGCCGTTTTCGTCCTTCCAGACAATGGCAAAAGCGCTATCTGATAATTTGGCCAAATCGTTCGTCCGGTCGGCTGCCACCTTCTCCGTTAATTGCTCTAATAGCCCGGCAATGCCAAAATAGTCAGCAGCCGTCTTGATGCGCGTTTCAATGCTAGTTGCCGTAGCCGCGTCAAATTCGGCACGTTTTTCGGCAAACCAAAGCGCCGACATCCAGGTAGCGGGAGCGGTGTGGCACGGGTACAGTTTCTTATGCGGCTCGGCGTACAGATGGCGAGCAAGTGTTTCGGGGTTGCCGTGCAGGCGATCGTGGTCGGCGGTTTTAACAAAATCAGGGGCGGGATAAAGCGACAGAAGCCGGTGAGTTTCGCGGCCGGCGATATCTTGCGTATGATCCAACATAGTCATGTTAATTAGCTCCATTATCCGACGCCACAATCATGTTAACGCACTTACCCTTATGGGGATTAGCGCGGAAAATATGAGTTTCCCTGCCGTTGCAGGCTGCCCGCTTTGTGGCGAAACGACGCTGTACATATACGACAATACGGCCCGAGAAGATATCTGGTTAATCTGCGATAACTGCTCGGCCCACGGAAATATCATAACATTCGCCGCGCAAATCTGGAAGCTGGATATCCCGGCTGCGGTTGACCAATTTAACATGGCCGGCCTGTGTCCGCGCCAAAATGACTCCGTAGAAGTAGCGCAAATTAGCAAGCTTTTTGATAAGCAGAAAAAAGCCGAAAACTTCTGGGCCGACGCCGAAAGCCAACTCTGGACACACGAAGACGAGATTTTATCGCATAAATTTCGGGAATTCGGTATTTCGCGAGAGATCGATTGCCAGGGTCTTATTGGCATAGCGCATCCAGAACAAATAGCCGACTTCTGCCGCAGTATTAGTCGCGCGCTGCCTCGGCCTATTCTGGCCAAAAAGTTAGTTGTCGTATTTCCCTATTACGACCTCCCCGGGCGCCATACTGGCTTTTTATTTCACCAGTACAGCGACGAAATCGAAACGCGCCGCGGCTTTGTGCCAATGATGGAAACCCGAGCCGTCAAACCGGACGCTGGCTATTATTTGCTTAAAACAGCACAACTTCCGCCCAACCCGGCTGTAGGCAATTCACACTTCGTTGTGGACGATCCGGTCTGGACGTTAAAAGCCCAAACGACACAGCTGCGCCACGGCAGTCCAATGCTGCCCATCTCCGCAAGCTACGCCGGTAACGAGGCGCTAAGTTACGGAATTAACTGGCGCAGCTTTCCGTATACCCGCAGGTTCTTCTACGGAAACACCATCACGCCAGAGCTTGTGTCACAGGTGGCGGCATGTCGGGGATACGCCTGCCCCGCGCCGCCAGAAACAATGACACACGCGCCGATGCCGTCACGTACGATTAAACGCCTTTCCGTGTTCTGTAAATCCGCTGTGACATGGCAGACCGCGCTTGAGAACGTGTTTAAAAACACAAATACGATAGCAGCGCAGGCCTTTGCCGCCCGGTTAAACATATCACGCGAAAAGCTGCAGCAGTTTTTCAAAGATCGCACAGGCGTCCCACCCGAATCTGTTGCGCGTATTCTTGAACGGATCTCGACGCATCACGGCGTTGCCCCAGACCGCAACAGAAACTTTGAGATCATTGAGCGCGATGCCGGCTGGTTTACAACAACTGGCATACCGATCGTAAACTGCATTCCGGTTATCAAACGCGTTATCTACGCCGATAAAGACCAGAAATACTACGAAGGTATTATCCGCAAACAGGATAAAGTCTTTCCGTTTTGCGAAAGGGCAGACAGAGTCGAGCGCCTTGGCCTCATCGGATTCGCGGAACAATTGCTCGCGCCGCACAACGAGCTGCTTATCTCAATACCCAAGTGGAACAAACGCGCGCTTACTGCGGCAATGCGGTTAAGCCCGCCAGAAATTATTACCGTATCCAATAAACCGGGTTGGAACGATAAAACAAGAGAATTCCAATTCTCTAGCTACTCGATCACAAATGATGGATTAATTGTTCCAGCGCCCGTGCCGAAGCTGCAGGCAAATGAAACATTTGATTTTCCAGAACCGAGCGTGTCAGCGCCGCTCGCTATTCGGAGTCTGCTTACTGCATCGCACGAAAACGCATTTATATGGACGCTCACGGCTACGGTGCTAGCAGATCTAATTGCGCCAATATTAAACGTGGAAACCACAAGCGTCGGTATTCGCTCAGACGTTTTTGTCGAAGCAGTTAAATGCGGAACGTTTATCGGGTGTTCAAGTGCCGAGGTTGGCGGCCTGCATCAAGCCAATCCCAATGCGCTCACCAAATCAATTCAGACAATTACGCATCCGGGGTTTATCGCCGCACCACACGAAATCGACAAATTTTTATTGCGCGGCATCGTGCGCTACCCGAAAAGCCCGGCGCTCGTGAAACTGACGGCTGCCAGCATCCCCGCGGCGCTCAGCTACGACTGGGCTGCGCTTGCGCCGATAGCTATTCCGGCGCCAACAACCGATTACTCGCCGCTGCGCTTCATTGTGCCGGCATATATTCAGCACACGCTGCGCAACCGCGCCGGGCTAGCTCCGCGTAATAAGTCGCTGATTACGGCTGTTTTGCACGACCTGCACGCGTGGCTCGAATCCGCATATAACGCAAGCTTTAATCTGCCGGCCGCGGAGCGCATACTGCGCACGCCGGATCAGGCGCATGCCGCCCTGATGGTTGAATTAAATAAGGCAATAATCACGGAAAAAATAGCGATTTTGCCGCGAGCTCGGTATAAAACACAAGATGAAAATTACTTTATTCGCGATAAGACAACCTGGTGGCTTAACCGCAAAATAATCGATAAGCATTTTCTGGATACCGGGATTGTTCCAAACTGGAATGCTTTGTTACACTGTTTTACGAAAGACGGCTTATTCCGCGGCGAAACATCCGTGCATAGTATGCCAGGTGTTTTAGTGGACAAAGATTGGTGCGATTCATTTTGGAGCGATTACACGCATAAAAATGCTAAAGACGTCGGTTAAGGAGTGTTCGATGCGGGTAAACTTTGACGGTAACGCCCCGGTTGTTTTGCGCGATATATTAATCGCAAAACGCGAAGACACCTTTGACGATGACTTTATCGACGAGGAGTGGGAATTCGTAGGCGATGATGACGACGATGACGACGATGACCCGCTTGAGGATTCCGACGATCGTCCGAATAGCGCAAACTGGTATTATCCGGATGATGACGACGAAGAAGAAGACGAAGAAGACGAGCAAGATTGGGAAAACGACGAAGACGATGATGCCGAGTCGGAAGACGACGACTCCGGTTATATCGACGATTATCCCGACGACGAAGACGAAGACGAATAAAGTCTCGCCCTCATAGCATAGTGGTAATGCGGCTGATTTGTAATCAGCTGACGAGGGTTCGATTCCTTCTGAGGGCTTTCCGCGCGGCTATCTGCCGTCGTGATATAATTGATGGTAAGCCACGGAGGGCATACCATGAATTTCAATATCGTCGTCAAAGACATCAATAAGCTCAAAACAGACGAAGTATCTGCCATATGGCTGCGTCTGTCGCACGAAGAGCCGAGCCGCCTGAACGATAACATGCGGTGCGAGCTACACCGGCGCTATCACGTGCCGGAACCCGAGCCGCAAAAATCAATTCAACTTGCGCTTGTGTGGTTTAATTATCTGCTCTCGGCGTGGGTGGCGACACGACCGTGGAAAGAAAAATTCAAAGGCGAAGAAATCGATGTGCAAACCGTCGAGTGCTTCACCGATCCGGAGCTGCGAAATCGCGGCCTAGCAATGCTTGGCTTGCAGGCCTTGATTAGTGCCGGTGTCGTCGATAGAAATAAGCCGATTGCTGTGTACAGCAAACCGGCAGAGAGGCTAGCCGCACGCTGCGGCTGCACGTTTGTGATTCTATGTGATCCTTAAACCGAAAGGACTGGCGATATGAGTGCTTCAAAGAGTTCGGGCCAAATGAATTTTGATTTTGCGTCACACAGCCTCTCGCGGCTGCAGAGGATCGAGACGAACACGATGTTGCAAGAATTAGCTGCGCAAGCCCGCATGGCGTGGAGCGCCCTGACAGATCGGGAATACGCAGAAAAAGGCGCAAATATTTATTACTGCCCGCCCTGCCTATCTGGCGACCCGCGAGCAGTCTCGTGCACGGCTATAACAGCCGCAATCAGCAAGGAAAAACCGAATCCGCTGGCCGATATTTTTGGCGGACAATTTATACGGCAAAAAACGAAAGACGGCATTATCAAGCCGCAGCACTGGCTGTTTGAATCTGCTGAAGTAGCCAACAAAGCCCGCAATTTTATTGCAACAAAGGCGCTGCTGATCGAGGCCGAGTATCCCAAAACTGCCGCCGTGGCTGAAGCGCAGCAGCAAAGTCCAATGTTGCGCAAAAAGCCGACGCAAATTTCGACAATGTCAGCAGAAAATCTCGAACTGCTGGCCATCGCGATAATCAAATATGTACTGCGGCAGCCCAAGCAGACCTGCACAATAGCCAAGATGGCATCTGCCAAAATCGCGTACAAGCCTAAAGTGTACAACGCAAAGACAGCGGACATAATTGCTGCTTGTGATCTGCTTGAGTCCCGCAACGAATGCCTGTGGGACGCAAAGAGAAAAAGCGTTTACATACCAGCAACAGCGGCGAGTGTAGCCCTACCCGCAACGCCGACTGTTTCGCGCGAAACAGTAAAAAACAAAGAAGTTCGTCGGCGTGTGATAGAAGCAAACATTATGAAAATTCTCGTGCCGGCCGTGGTGGCACAATTTCACAACACGTTAGCTGGCCTAGAAAACGCAGATTTTACTTCTCAGGAAGAGGCGCTGCGGGCTGTTTATTTTGCGATGTCAAATATTCAATTCGTGCTTGGCGGCATTAAAAATCAGGCAGCTGAGTGCGCGCATCGGCGCGTAATGCCGGAGCTCGGCACGTTGCGTCGATACGCAGAAGAGTTTGTGCAAACGATGAATCAGTTTCCAGTAGAGAACGTAATCTACAAGCTGCCGGGTGCGGGCCAACTCTCCCGCCGCGAAGAAAGCCCGAAACTGCATACAGCGACTTGGACGCCGGAGCAACACAAAAAGAATGAAGCGAAGAGCCGCTGACCAACACCGAGCAGCTGCGCGGCAAAAACTGTACGCGCAACTCTACGGCCGATGCGCTGATGGCACGACCAGCTCAGTCCCCGCCGCCGGTCATTTTAGAAAATCCCGGCGCGCGGGCGGCTGCGGCTGTTCCAAATGCCAGTTATGTCATCCAAACAAATTCCCGAAAAGGATCCCAACGCGAAAGGAGCGGCAGGCAGACAATGACTGCCGGGCTGACTGATGATAGCTAAAACAAACTGGGAACCTACAATCGCGGATATCGAATGGCAAAAGACATTGATAGAGACAATGCGCGACAACAGTACGTGGGCTGTGCCAATAAGCCGCAGCGTATTTCAAATAAACAAAAGCAGCAAAACATTTAAGCTGCTGACCGGCGATCCAAACAATGAAACAAATCGGCGAATCGCTGTTGTCTTTAAAAAACTAGAGTACAGCGAAGCCTGTGACGCTGCAAATAAGTCGCTAAATCGGATTAGGAATTTTTTGAACCCCTGATGAAAGGCAATTTTATGACTAACGGCCAAAACTACGTAAATGCGATTCTTGACACCGCCGCCAAGTATGCCGCTGCGGTCGCAGAAGAAATGCGTCTCGAGGATAATCGACACGCGATCAAGTACGGCGCCATCGAGCGGCTCATGCGGGCTGGCGACAATCCGCTGACGGGCAAGCCGCACAGCTTCAGCTCTGCCGAAGCGATGGTAACACACGATGCCGAATACACCGGCTATTTATCGCAGCTGCGCGACGCCAGTGTCGCTCGCATCCTGGCCCGCGGTGCGCATGATGCTGCGCTCGCTTCCGCCCGCCTTGCTGCCGGAGACGCGTGAATGTTGCCGGAAAACATAGAACCCGGCAGCAGAATTAAAATGATTCACATGCCCGACGACCCCGACCCAATTCCGGGCGGGGCGACGGGTACTGTGATTCTTGTACAAGATCTACACTTTTATCCCAAGCCGCAAGCGCAAATACTTGTAAAGTGGGATAACGGCCGCGCACTTTCTTGCGTGTGTCCGCCGGATATCGTAGAGCTGATTGTAGAGCCAGACAAATGACATGGAGGTTTCAACGTGTCGGAAGAAACGGAATCACCGACTGACGAGCATATTCAAAAAGTGTGTCAAACAGTGTTGGAGCGTCGCGGCATACTGTACGACGCCAAGCACCGGTTTCGGCAAAAAGAGGCGCTCAAACGGTGGCGCGCCGGGCGCAAAAGAAGTCCGCTTCTCCGCGTTTTGCGTAAAAATGGGCGTAAACCCACAATGTGCGTCTGCGGGCAGCATAAACCAGTAGCGGCAACACACTGTTATGAGTGTGACGACGCGCGCAAAATTATTCGCAAAAAATTTAAGCAGTACAGTCCGAGCTTTCGAAACATGCAAATAGAGCTAACCCGCACAGAGCTGCGGCAAGTAAAAATTCCGGCGCCGACTAAAACAAGCAACTGGCGCACACTTGAGCTATCGTTCGACGATATCGTGAAGATATACGAAAACAATAACGATTAAGGCATGCCAAAAAATCGGCTGCCGATATCGTCATCAGCCCAATCGTCTGGGTTTTCAGCTTGAGCTGCGCGTTCAGACACACGGCCAATACCGGCGATCTCAGCAAAATTGGGCCACGCGTCATTAATGTGCCAAATGGCAGAGCAGCCTAAATTCACGGCTTGTGCAAAGTCGTCGCTAAGTAAAGTGTTGCGGGTGATCGTGTAAATGTCGCCGCCGAGGCGGGACTCTGCTTTATTTTCCACAAGAGCCAAAAAGTCGGCTATCAAGCCAGGATTTTCCTGCGACGCCCAGTCGTATCGGAAAAACTTAACCTGTTTCAGTTTAATTGCCTGGCAGGTATAGAGCAGCGATCGCGTTTTATCCAACGAATAATGTTGCCGGTGGTTAATAGGCGTGGATGGCTTAAACACCATAATGTCCTGGCTCGCCGCCCGCACGAGCCTGACAGCCATCACATTGTCTAAATTAAACCCAGCTTGCACCATAACTGTTTCGCGCACGGTGCCGGCGCCTGTGTAGTCATGCGCAACATAGTCTATGTTAAATTCCTTGGCCCATTTCATGCATTCGGCGGCTTCGGCCAAGTGTGCGGCGCCAAGCAGAATACGTTTGCCCCAAAGCACGTCGATTGTGCCGTCCGGAAGAAAGCCGAGTAACACAATCACGGTGAACGAAATTCCTTCTTCGCCACCACCGCCCCAGTCGATCGCCAGCACGCGATGCTTGTAGTGGCGCAGACGGTCCATGATTTCGGGGTCTGGCTCTCGGTTGTTTGTGATTGGCAGAATGCACGCCGCCTTCAATTCTGTCTCTGTAATAAGCTTCTGCCCGGCGTCAACTGATTCGCCTAAAACTTCGTTGTAGAACTGTGCCTGCGTCATATTGCCAAAACCTTCGCGCTTCATTAAAAGCGTGCTCCACTTTTCGGCATCACCGAAATGAAGCGGCAAAATGAGCTGCGGCACATGATAACCAGCAAACTGCCAGCGACGCTCAGGGTGTCTGTGCACCCAGCGCCCATCTCGCGGATTTATAGACTTACGGCATTTTGCGCACACAGTTCCGGGGTTCTTCTCGCTGATGTGTATGTTGTACGGCCCGATCATGGCGTCAAGATCGTGGTCTATCGACGGTATGTTCCAGTGCCGACATGACTGACAAGGAATGAACCATTCAGCTGCGCTTGAGCGCTTGTACGCGCCCTCGAGCGGGTTGTCGAGACTCTTCGGCGTCCCGGCCATGTGTGTCATGGCGAAACGGCTATAAGACATCGTTTCTTGAATAATCGGAATATGGTCTGGATCCATATCTTGAATTTCGTCTAATACCACGCGATCCGTGCTCACGCCGCGGACGCGGTCAGCGTCGAGCAATGCGAAACTGAACAGCATGATGCTCTTATTCTTGAAAGACCGCTGTAACACATTGTTCTCGGTGTCTGTGCCGGACCACTGTGCTTTAATCGGAGACTGGTCAATAAAAGAGCGCACATAGTTATTGCTAAAACGCCGAATCTGCTCGTACAGCGGCGTGACGTACAACGTTTTGAAATACGGAATGCAATTGGCGAGCACAACTCCGTGTGCCGCTAGTGATGTTGATTTAGAGACCTGTCGCCCAGTTTTTAGCACCATGTTTTTAGGCATGAGCAAACGGAATAATGGGGCGAACGGGTAGTGTGAAATTAGAGAATATGGCCGCCCATTTAAGTTCAAGACAAGCGGCAGAATTGGCTCTAAGGATGGGAAAAATTTCTTGTTAGCCAATTCCGTTAAAAGGGTTGACCGCGCGTTAAAGGAATGCGCGTCGGTACAATCAATAGACATCAATTCTTGAATAAGCGATTGAATACCGGTGTTAGGTAGTTCAACTCCTTGTTCACGCGAGACGTCGGCGTCTTGCAAGATATTTGGTGACATATGGGTCGTTTCGAAAGTGGTAAC